CGCCAAGAGTATGTCCCATCTGCACGCAGCTCGCTGAAGAGGGGCCTTACGATATTGCGGAAGCCCCCGTGCCGGTCGACGATACACATCCGAACTGCCGGTGCACGATAATCGCCGTCGATCCCACGCCGCCCGCATAAACCGCAGCGGACGACGGTTGTTACCGTCAACCCGTATACAGCGCCCGAACGTTTGATTCGGGCGCAATAGGCGCCCATCGGAAACGAGGGCGCCATGGCTGACGAAGACAAAGAGAAACTCGAGGCGGAAGCAAAAGCGAAAGCTGAGGCTAAGGCCGAGGCGGATGCCGCCGCCGAACGGGCGAAGCATCCCGAACTGCACGATCCGAACTACTCCGGAAAATTGACTGCCGATGCCGCGCTGGCGCGGCTGGAAAAGTTCGGCCCGGCGTCGCTCGCTACTGCGGAGAACAAGCCCGCCGCCGCGCCGCAAACCAAGGCGGCGAAGTAATGCGTTTCGAATCCGCCAAAATGATGCCTGCGCGCAGCAAGGGCGCCGGCACGCCGTCGGCGGATCAGTTGGCACAGATTCGCCCGTTCTGCCTCAACGACATGACGGCAGATCAACTATATACGCGTAGCTTCGTGCTCGCACACAACTGCATCGACCGCGATCAGGAAGTGTTCGACGAAGGGCTGCTCGCCGACTTTGCGAAGACGTTGCCCGGCAAGGGCATCTTCGTCAAGCATCCGATGAGTTGGGACGGCGATAGCGGGCCGGCGGAGGGCAAATGGTACGGCGCTTCGCTGCAAACCATATCGCTCGATGAAGCCAAGCAACTGCTGCGCGAACCGAGCCTGACGCTTCCGCCCGACCGCAGCATGGTGACGCTGCTGTGCGCGGATGGCTACTTCGCGAAGACCGAAGACAACGCCGACCTGCTGACGAAGATGGATGCCGGCATCGCAGGCGACGTATCCATCGGCTTCAGCGCGACGTCGCGCGTGCCGATCAAGGATGCGCAGGGCCGCGAACTGCAGGCATGCCGAATCATGGGCCCGGGAGAAGGCCTCGAAGGCTCCCTCGTTTGGCTTGGTGCGCAGCCCGGGGCGCGCGCGGTGAAGAACGCGAAAAAATCCACAATTCCACAAAGTGAGGTTTCGGAAATGGACGAGAAAGACTTCAAGGCAAAGCTCGACGAGGCCGATGCCAAACTGAAAGCAATGCAGCCCGATGCGGATTTCCGCACTGCGCTGAAAGCCGCGCTCGGCAAGGATCACGAATCGCTTGCCGATGATGCGAAGGCGCTCGCCGCGCATGTGCTGGCAGGCAAGTCTGCCAACTCGGCAATGGTCGACGAATTGATCGCGCGCGATCGTCAGGCCGGTGCGCTCGGCGACGGGCCGGAAGAAGTCGCCGCGGCGAAGTCCGCATATGCCGCGCTGCCGTTCGCGCAGCTCAAAACGCTGCATACGATCGCCTGCAAAAGGGATGCGACCGATACGCCGACCAAGGGCGCGATTCGCGGTGGCGACCCGAACGCGAATGGCGGCGAGAAGTCTGCGGCCCTGCCAACCGGCAGCCTGTTTTCCAACCCGCTGATTGGCTGAGGGAGTCAATACCATGATCCAGAATCGTACCCCCACCGGCCAGGAATGCGTTTCGCAGTTTGCGCATACCGCGGCGACCACGGCGCTCACGCCGATCGTCATCAACACGAAAGTGTGGATTCCGCTGAACACGGTCGCCGCCAATGCGCCGAATTCGTATTTGCGCTGGGCCGAAATCAGCGGCTACGCACAGGCAGCGGTCACCTTCGCTCCGGGCGACAAGATCTACTGGGATAACACGAATTCCGTGTTCACCAACGTCGCCAGCGGCAACACGCTTTGCGGCTATGCGACCGAACCGTCGGCCTCCGCCAGCGGCGTGGGCATCGTCGAATTCAGCACCTTCGCAGCCTAATCGGGGACAACGCATGAAATCCAATATCAAGTACGCCGCGCTGGCCCGGATGGATCAGGACCGCGCACAGCTCGCGCTGAAGCAGGCGATCGACCTCGAGCTGAAAAAGCAGGTCGTCGGCAACCTGTTCGAGCAGGAATACAAGTTTCTGCAGCGCGCGAAATCCGCGAACGATATGAGCATGTTGCCGAGCCTGTCGGCGACGGAAGAGCGGATGAAACGCTTCCTGCAGAACAACCTGCAGTTGCTGATGAGCGCGGAAGATCAGAAGGTGCTCGGCAACCGCGCGATGCTCGCGGGCGAAGAGATTTCCTTCGCCGCCGGCAAGGCGCTCTTCGGCGAAAAGTACAGCACGGCGAGCGATAACCCGATCCTTACCGATCTGGCCGCGCAGTTCGCCGCGTTCTACCACTCGAACATGCCGGACGTGGATATGGGGTGGATGGGTCTGTTCGACCTCGTCGACCTGCGCAATTCTCCGCACGATCATTTCGACATCGACGACACCAACGCGGGCATCACATTCACGCAAATCAAGCCCGGCGCGACGATCAAGAAGGTCACCGGCATTACCGAATCTCGCTCGCAATGCTACTACGTGACGTACGGCGCCGGCCTCGGCCTGCTCGACGACTGGATCACAAAGCAAATGTTCTGGCGCATCGACGAGGCTATCGCCGAGTTCCGCGCCAAGCATTTCGACCAACAGGCGGCCGTGCACTATTCGCTGTTCACCGCGCAGGGCGCCGGCATCGAAACCGCGTTCACCACGGACGATGCGACCACGCTCAACGCGGCTGCGTCGACCATCTTGCGCAATCTGCGCCAGATGGGCTATGGCGTCGGGCAGAACACGAATTTCAAGATCGTGTGCGCGCCGGAAAAGGTCGGCCGCATCCAGCGTCTGCTCATGGCGCAGCAGGGCTCGCAACTCGTCGCATTCGGCACGATGAAAGAGCCGATGGCGTACACGGTCGATGCGGTGATCGCCTCGACGCAGATTCCGGCGAACGATACGGGCTACTACCTGATTCTGCCGGGCAAGAAACTCAAGCGCGGCCTGTGGCAAGACCTTTCGGTAGAGCAGCAGCGCAACGCCGCGCAGCGCTCCACCGACTGGTATGCCAGCTCGCAGTACAACGCGATTCTGGGCGATGCCAATCAGGTGCGCCGCGTCAAGTACAGCTGATTCGGGAGTAGTGGGTCGGGACTAGCCGGGCGGTGCTCACTCATCGCCCGGCATTTTTTCAAATGGATGGTTAAACGTTTAAATGGCTGCGAAGGCAACAATTGCGGATGTGCAGAACGAGGGCTTTCAGAATGCCATGTTCGGCGCGCCTCCCGATTTCGCAGCCTCTGGCGGCGTGATCGATACGCTGCTCAAACGAGCGAGCAATTGGGCGGCGCAAAAAATCGGTACTGCCAACTATTCAAGCACCAACTCAGGCACCTATCTTTTCGACTGCTTGGTCAACGCCGAGATCGCGTACTGTTCGGAACGACTCTGGCGGCGCCGCGCGGCATTCATCGACGGGGCCGCATCGATTTCATTGGATGGTCGCGACCGCTCGGCCATGCTCAAGGAGGCCTATGCGCTTTCCGATGCGGCGGCGGACGACCGTACTTTCTGGATTGGCGAAGCCGGGCGCGTGCTCGGTCTCGATGTGCAAGACGATATCGCCGGCACCGGCATCTCCACCGGAATTGTGGAAACCGGCATGCTGCCGCAGACGGCGCGATCCGCCGTTAATTTTGGTGGTTCGCAATGATCGGCGTATCGACCAATGCCGCCGAGGTCGCGGCCACGCTGGAAGCACGCCGCGCGGCTCTTTCCGATGCGGTCGCGCAGGGCATGCGCTCTGCGCTGCTCAAGGTCGAGCAACTTGCAGTGCGCAATCTTTCTGGCGGTGGGGATCCGTGGACGTATCCGGTGCCGGTGCGCATGGGCAATTTGCGCCGCGCGCGGACGGTGCAGCAGCCGGAGCCCGGTATCGGCATCATCACCTTTCTCGCGCCCTACGCGACGGCGATCGAGACCGGCCAAAACATTACGCAATGGGCCGGCCGCGGTAAGACGAAGCTCGTGCAGAAGCCCGAGCGGCCGTTTGCGCAACGCGCCGTCGAAGAGGCAAAGCCGGAACAGTTCGTCATCAATGCCGTCGTATCGGTGGTGCAGGGCGGTGCGGTATGACGGCTCTGCGCGACTACCGCGACGCACTGGCCACGCTGCTGACGACGGAATCCGTATTCGTCGCGGCTGTCGCCGCACTGGTTGGTCAGCCCGTCGTGCAGTCGCTCAAGAGCAATCGTCCCATCGATCAGATTCCCTCGGGCATGTATCCGTGCTGGGTGCTCGAAACCGGAGACGATCGCACGGTGACGATCACGAACGATGCGCAGCAATTCCAAACAATCGGCCTGTCGCAACAATCCATTGTGAAGACGATGGAAATCGCACTCGTCTGGATGGATCAGGACCGCGACAACGCGGCGAATGCCCGCATTGATCTGCCGTGGCACCTGACGCAATTGCTGCTTCGCTATCCGCAGCCCGGCGGCTGCGAGCAGGCCATGGTGGAGGAATGCCAACCCGATCGCGGCGCGAACCATCCAAGCCAGATTTGGCGTGCGCGCATTTCCAGTGCGCATTGGATACCGAAGGATGGCTAGGTTCCACGTGAATCTATTTTTATACATTTGATTATCAGTAGGAGCACGCCCATGAAACTCGTTCGACTCCCCATCGACAACAAGGACGGCCTTGTGAAGCTTGGCCCCTTTCTCGCAGGCCGCATCTATGAAGTGCCGGACGATGTTGCGCCTCTGCTCGATCCGCGCCTGGCTCCGACTTCGATCGCGCTGAAGAATGGCGAACCGATCGAGTCGATCACGCCGACTGCCGCCGAACATCAAGAGGTGTTCGAACACTTGCGCAATCTGCCGAAGCCAAAGGCGGAAGACGCACCGAAGGCACCGGGCGATTCGGCGAAGGCGAATACCGCCGCGGCGAAGCCTGTGCCGAACGATTCCAACTGACCGGAGGCCACGATCATGTCACTTGCAAAAGGCATCAACACTGCTATCCAGGCGTGGCAGGAACAGGTTTTCGGTCAAGCGATTGCCGCGGCCGGCGTCGTCACCGGATCCATCGCCGCGACGACGTTGACCGTTACCGGCGTCACCAGCGGCACGCTCGGCCCCGGCCAGGTCATCAGCGGTACCGGCGTCACCGCCGGCACCACGATCACTGCGTTTGGCACCGGTACGGGCGGCGCGGGCACGTATACCGTGAGCGCCTCGCAGACGGTGGCAAGCACGACGATCACGGCGCAGTACCCGACGGAGAACATGTATTTCAAGCAGTTCACGCCGAGCGCTCAGATCGCGCAGATCATCGACCAAACGATGGCCGGCGGCTTGCGCGGCTTGCCGGCGGCAATCCAGGGCAATAAGGACGTGACGGGTCAGGTCAACTTTACCCTCGCGCCGCAATCGTGCGTGAAATATCTGGCCAATTTGATCGGCAATCCGACGATCACGAGCCTCGGAGGCGGACGCAATCAATTCGTATTCGGTGTGGCCGGATCCGGCGCTGCGGCATTGCCAATCGGTATGGGCTTCCAGGTCGATTATTCGAACGCACTGTCGATCCCGGGCCGCTTCCTGCGCTATTACGGGTCGCGGTTTAACAAGGGCAAATTCACGATGAAGCCGGATGGCTTGATCGATGCGACAGCCGATGTCGTCGGTTCGGATTTCGACTGGACGCAATCGGCCACTGTGAACGCGCTGCCTGCCGACTATGGGCATGCCGGCTTTTCGATGTTCACCGCGACCCTGCTCGAGGGCGGAAGCGCTTCGTCGGTCGTACAGCAGTTCGATCTCAACATCGATAACCAGCTTGATACGGGGCTGTACACGATCGGCGGCGGCGGCAAGCGCGGCGACTTGCCGGAAGGATTTTTCGTCGCCAATGGCATGCTCACGTTGCTCTTCAAAGACATGTCGGTGATGAACAAGGCGCTGGCGAACACGCAATCCTCGCTCTCGCTGACGCTGCAGAACGGATCAGGTGACGGATCCGCAGGCAATGAGTATTTGAATTTCAACCTCCCGAATCTGCTCTACAAATTGGCCGCGCCGCCGATCACGGGACCGAAGGGGATCGTGGCGAAGATCAACTACGAAACCAATCGGCCGGTGTCCGGAGAAACCGGATTTTCCGCGACGCTCAAAGCAGTTCGCGCGGTCGCATAAGGAATATTCATGGCATTCAAGCACGCGAAGAACAACATTGTTTTCTGGCCGGTCAAGCTCATCGAGCGCAATCCCGACGGCGGCGAACAGTCCGAGAAGGTTGTGTACATCCAGTACCGTATTTTCGGCCGCAGTGAGCGCAAAGAGCGCGAGCGTAAGACGCGCGCCGCACTGTCCGCATTGACAAGTGCGAAGCCGGGCGAGGAATTTGCCGCGGCGAATGTGGCAGTGGAAAAGCTCAAGGAAGAGGCAGATGCCGACGTGTGCAATCGTATTTGCGGATGGCGCGATCTCACCGATGCCGCCGGTCAGCCACTGCCATTCTCTGCGGAGGCACTCGCCGAGCTGCTCGAGGACGAGGCCCACTTCGATCGCATTGCCGCCGGGCTCAATGAGGCAAGCCGGGGTGCTCGCGCAAAAAACTCCTAGCCTGGGGTCGCTGGATAGCGGGCGCCCGGGCCGAGCACAACGGGGAACGGCTATGGGATATCGACGCCGCTTATCCCGACATCACTATCGAGTATTGCCGAAAGGCGTGCCGTGGGCAGTGCGACGCATGTCCCGCGCCGCCGCTGCTGCCCGACGCACAGCCGGCGGTCGCGGCGTACATGAAATGCGCAACGCAATGGCGCGTCGGGTTCAGCGGCCGGGTCGGACTCGACTATACCGCTTGCATGGGTGTACTCCGCCGCGGCCTCCGTCTTTGGCGCGAGCAATGGCCGGAATTCGCCGACCTCACCGCCGACGAATTGTTTGATGACTTGCAGGTAATCGAAAACGCCATGCTCGGCGCCGACAACGAGAAGCGCGAGCGGGACGAGGCCGAGGCTGATCGGAGGGATCATGGGTAGCGTCAGCGGCACGACGAATCTCGAAATCAAGCTCACCACAACCGGTGCCGAGCAGGCGGCGCAGGGCGTCGCTGTACCGACCCAAGAGTTGCAGAAGCTGCGCGAGGCCGCTCAGCAAACGCAGGCCGCTACGGAGAGCATGGCCTCGTCAATGGAAACCCTGAAGAAGATCGGCGAGGCGTGGGGCCTTGCTGAAATTCTCAAAGAGATCGGCGCAGCCTTTGGTGAAGCGAACGCCGAGGCGAATCGCCTCGTTACAACGCTGATCGCCGTTACGGGAAGTCTGCAGGCGGCCAAGGCGGCGTACGAAGACATTCACGAGGTAGTCCGGTCTTCCGGTCAGACGACCGACGATGTCACGCAATCGTGGATCCGCCTGCACAATATCGGAATTCAACCCACGGTTGAATTGCTGAAAGCGCTGTCCGGCGCTGCGCTCGTTACCGATCGCGACATCACTACCGTCACGAATGCCTTTGCAATGGCGGCGGAGGGCCACGCTCGCGGGCTCGCGCAACTTGGTATCGAGGCGAAGGACGTCGGCGACAAGGTATTGGTATCGTTCCAAGGCCAACAGCAGGTCATCGAAAAGACCAAGCAGGGCATTGAGGAATATATTCTTTCGATCGGCCAGACGCCGGCCGCGATCGATGCGATGAATGCCAAGCTCAATACCAGTGCCGGCGCCTGGGATCAGCTCAAGAAAGCCGCCGGCGATTTGTTCGAAACGTTGGGCGGTGGCGGTAGTGGCAAGGTGGGCTGGTTCACGTCGGCCGAGCAGGGAGCAACGAGCTTCATCGATAAGCTCAATGCGATCATTCAGCGATATGGCGTTCTAACCGGCGTGGGCGCGCTTCAGGCGTACACCAATGGACGTCTCGGTGAGTTCGAGGTACTTGCCGAAAGTGCGAAGCGCGCGAATGAAGAATTGGCCAAGCAGACGGGCCTCGTTGATCAACTGAAAAGCGAATGGGTGGATCTGTTCGCTCGCTTGAGTGGCTACAGCGGAACCACACAACAAGCATTGTCCGGTCTCGCTTCGCTATGGCAAGGATTGAAAAATATCCCGGCTCAGGTGGAAGCTGAGATCGCGAAGGAGAGTAAGAGCGCCGACGATTGGGCCAAGCAACTCGATAAGCATACGATCGCGCTCGGGCAGAATATGGAAGCCCAAGCGCGATATCGCACGACGGTGGGCGATCTCGCACATGCCAGCGACGAAGAAAAAGATAAGGTGCTCGAAGCAGCGCGCGCCTATGATGCGAAGACCGCATCGGTCAAGTCAGCGCATGAAGAAGAACAGCGTTACAAGGCGGGCAACGAAATCATCCAGCGTCTGCAAGATGAGATCGATGCGATCGGCCACACACAGGAATACACGAAATATTTGACCGAATTGCGCGAGGCTGAGACGCGTGCCGCGCAATCCCAGGTCGCGCAAATTCGCGAACTGGCTGCCGCGCGTTATGACGAAGCGCGCGCGAAGGCGGAAGCCGACCTGCTGACGAAGACGAACGAGTCGGATTCTCGATCGATCGACAAACAGATCGCAGACAACGAGCGCATCGTCAAGGCTTACCATGATACGGTGAGTGCGCTCAACCTCGTCGACGAAGCGCAAGCGAAGTATGAAAAGGGTGTGCAGGCTCTGCAGGATATGCTGAAGCTGCACCCCGAAATGCTGGATCAAATCACCGAGGCGGAAAAGCGACTGCTGCAGCAGCGCGACGATGCGATCACCGGCATGGACAAGTACCGCGAGGCTGAGCATCAGCTCCGCGATCAGATCGCTGGCGATCTATCGACCCAATTCGCTGACTTTATGGTCAACGGTTTTCAGGACGGGGGCAAGCGCATTCTCGACCTGCAAAAGAGTCTGGCCAAACAGCTCACCGAGTTTTGGTTGAAGGAAAAAATCATCATCCCGTTCGAGCAGCAGCTAAAAACAACGGGCGGCGGTGATGCAGGAGGCATGAGCAATCTGGGTACAGGCATTGCCGTCGGTGGCATGGTGGTCGGCGGTGCCGTCGGCGGCCAAGCGGGCGGTGCCATTTCCGGCGCGGCCAGCGGGTTTATGGTGGGCAATCAGATATATCCTGGTATCGGTGGAATTGTCGGTGCCGTTATCGGCGGCATTGCCGGCTGGCTCGGCAGCAGCGATAAAAAGCCGCAAATGAGTCTGTACGGTACGACGAACCATAGCGGCACGTTTACCGACAACTTGGGTACGTTCGGCCTCGATACCCGGGATATGAGCCAATCGTCGATTTCGCAATGGCTCGCCCAGCTCGAGCAGTTCGACAATGCGTTGGCGGCCCTGCTCCCGGCGGATCAAGTCGATCGGGTTACCGCATCCATTCACAAGATCAACAAAAGCTATACCGATGCGGACATCGATAAAGCGATGCGGGACCGACTCGATGCCGCTATCTCCGTGATCGCGCCGCAGTGGAAGGCCTTTATCGACAAGTTGTCGGGTGCGCAGCAGATGACCGCAGCGCTAGAAGGGTTGCTCAAACTTCAGGAGGAAATCAAGAATTTCAACGATGTTATCGTGCAACTGGCCGGCTCGCCGATCGATAAAATCGCAAATCAGATGGAGCAGCTCGATCGCGCCGTCAATGATGCGCAAGGGAAGCTCGATACTGCATTGAAGACACAGGATCCGACAGCGATCCTCTCTGCTGAGCAAACACTAAAGCAAGCAATTATCTCGCGCTATCAGCAAGAAATGCAGATGCTTGCCCAGGTGCAGCAAGCGATCTCACAACTTGAGGCGAGTTCCTATTCATTGAACTACTCGATCGCTTCGAAGATCGCATCGATCAATGGGGATTTCAGCGGCATGATCAACGAGTCTGCGGATCGCATGAGTCAGTTGCGCACGCAATACGAAGGTTCCGTTGACCCCGCCGAGCAGATAGGTCTGCTGAATGAATTCACGGGGGCACTTGACAACTGGTTGTCGTCGTCCATCCAAGCGGTGAATTCGGCCCTGCAATCGCAACTCGATGCACTCGATGCGCAGAAGCAGAGCATCAATGATGATCTGAATTCGCAGATTCAAGACATCGAGAACCAAAAGACTGCGGAGCAGCAACGGGCGCAAGCTTCTGCGCAGAATTCGCAGGCGTTGGCGGCCGCCGAACAGAGCGCACGCCAAGCGCAGATTTCGGATCTGCAAAAGCAACTTCAGCTCGCGAACCAGTGGGCAAGTGTGCTGGACAATGCGGAAAAAACAATCCAGTCGCTCACGACCAGCAGCAGCAATCCGCTCGGTCCGTATTCGCAACTCGACAATCTCGAATCGATCATCGCCAATCGTGTCTCCGCAGTGCGGAGCGAGTCGGGAGATCAGCAGGCAAAGGATGCCGCTCAATTGATCACAGACCTGCAGCAGCGCCTGCAGTTGATCCAAAGCGGAAATCTATACCAGCGGTCGAGCCCGGAATACCTCGAACAGTACAACCGCACTCTGGCACAACTTGCCGAGGTGCAGAGACTTTCTGGCACGAAGGCATCACAGGCCGACTTGCTGCAGATGCAGCTCGATGCCCTGCAGCGCATCAGCACTGCGATCTCCGGCGGTGGCGCGCAGACGAATGGACTTTTGAATACCCTCAACGCGCGGGAACAGGAGCTGAAAGACGAGGCGGCAAAGAAGCTCAGCGACATCAACAAGACGGAGGACGATCTTAAAAAGCAAGCGAAAGAACAGATCGACAAGCTCAACAAAGAGGCGCTCGAATACTACACATGGGTACGAGGCGAAGCACAGAAGGCCGAGCAGAAGCGGCATGATGAGTTGATTGCGCAATTGAAGGCGATCACGGGCGGTCTCGACCCGCAATCGTTTATCGCGCAGGAAACCGCCCGCGAAGTGGATCTGCTCAATTCGATCGACAAAAATTTGAAGGCATTCCTCGATTCCATTTCTTCGCAAACCGGTACCGGCAATACGGGGAAGGGCGGCGGCGGAGGTGGCGGGGGTGGTGGCGGCAGCAAAAATCCCAACGCCAACGCCGACGCAGCAATGATGAATACGCCGGTCAATATCCATGTGACGACCACGGTCAATGGCACCGGCATGGGATCGCAGGAAATCGCTGAGGCCGTGACCAACGGTTTGCAGGATGCGCTGCCGCGCGCCATTCCGTATCTCAAGCGTGAATTGAAGGTGGCATAGTGGCTGGCATCCTCCTCAGCAGCGAGTACCTCGCCTTCGCGAGCTTCACGTATTCCGCTACAACCTACTATGTCGGAACAGGAACCGAATATCGAAGCGGCAATTGGTACGACGGCGTTGTCGTATCCGCGCCGCAGCTGGCAATGACCTTTGGCGATGATCTCTCTCTGACTCGGGCCACGAATGTCGACCTGGAAATAGGCGACGGCGCAAGCGGCATCTATCGCGCATTGGCCACAAATAACATCCTCGCCGGGACGCAAGTTTCCATTTCGCTCGTAATGCGAAAGAAGTGGAGCGATGGAACCACGACGGAAAATGTATACACGCAGCAATTGACCGTTTGCGATGTGACGCTACAGCCGTCAAAAGTCATTCTGCATCTGCAGGACATCGAAGAGCAGAAATTGCAAACGCTGTATCCGCCGAACACATGGCAGGCAGCCGATTGGCCGGAGTTGTCCAGTGACGATGCGGGAAAGCCGATTTGCGAGGCCGTGGGCATGGCGCTCAAATTGCCCTGCGTGTTGCTGCAAAGCGATTCGTCGACCCCGCGCTACGTTTACGCCGCCACTAGTTCGGCGCCCAAAGATTATTCCGTTACCTCTATCAACTCTGGCGCAAAGCAGATAACCATCAATGCGACGCCGGCTTATCTGTACGTTGGACAGAAGATTTTCATCCGCGGAAGCACAGCGGCCGATGGCGTCTACACCATCGTCGCCTGGAACTTTGCCACGGTCATTACCGTCGCCGAGACTTTGCCCGCATCGACGGGCGGCACGGCGCGGATCAACCCGCACCCCGTCACCGTCTATCGAAATAAGCGCATTGTCTCCCCAAGCGAATATTCGGTGTTGCACGTCTACAATTGGGCGACGTTCACGAACCCAAATTTCGCTTCGGGAACGGCTACGTATCGCGTCGGAAATGCCGGTACCGGCGGTTCGGTTACTGCGACGACGAATAATTGCACCATCGTCGCAGTAAACGGCAGCAATTTTTCCTTCCTCGAAGTGCATGCTTTCGATTTCGGCGTGCGCGGTGTCTTGGGTGCCTATTACGCGCTGCGCATTGAAACCGGAGCGGGAGCGGATGTGCGCCTATTTATTGACAACGGCACGCAGATTCGCGTGCCGGCCAATACGATCAAGACCCTCATCCTTCCCGAAAATAGCTATGCCGATCCGTTCTTCAGCCTCACCACATGGAATTTTTCCGGCACGTGCGTCATCAAGAGCATTCGCATTGTCAATCTGACAGGCGCACTGTTGTCTTTTTCAAAGCCGCAAATCGATTTCAATGGCACGAACTATGTGATCGAAGCAGATTGCGCTGGTGTGGAGGTTCAGAACGCATCATCGGAAATCTATCGGCTGCTCACCAATGTGGGTGCCACCGCCGATACGACCAGCTTTAACGCGGCGGCGTCCGCTTCGTTCGCCCAAACTATCGATTGCGATTATGGCCGAAGTGGTCAACGACGAGTCGATGCGATCATTGATGACCTGCTTTATATCGCCCGCGGTGGCTTGTCGCGGAACGGCAGCGGTGCCTATACGATTTGGCAGGACAAAGCCGGATCCTCAGCGCTCACTCTTGACGAGTCGGTAGCCGATACCATCAACGTCTCCAAGTTCGAAATTCCGGCCCAGCCAATCAGTGTTGCTATTTCCTACGCACCGAGTAGCGCCGACGCATCGCAGATGCAGGTAAACCCCCTATCGCGTGGCGTCACCGGCGGCATACTGGGTGCGGATACGCCGCGCGAGCTTCGCTATCTGCGCGATGCCGTGACGGCGGACCAACTGATTTGCTATCGCGCCCTGCGCAGATGGCGGAGCCGAACGGCGACTGCCACGATTTACCAAACGCAGGTGAATTGCGGAGATATCATCACGGTGATAAGTCCGCGCAATTGGCCGGGCACCAAGTTGTTTACCGTGTGGGATGTCAGCCGCGTGAAGTCGGGGAACGCGTTATCGCTAAAAGAATATGATCCCGCAGTATACACGTATACTGCGGCCACTCTGCCGCCAACGGCTCCTACTGGCTATCAGCCAGACTACAGCTTCACGCCGCCGGCCGCACCGACGTCTGTTTCCATCACCGCTACGGTGGCCCGTGTCGACAATGATGGTACGACGAGCAGCTACGTCACCGTGCAGGCGTTGCCGCCTTCGGTGAACTGGCAACAGATATGGTTTGCTGCGGTTCACAACGTGACCGGAGAGATCACATTGGGGACTGGAACCGCCATCGGCGGCGGACTCTACGGCTGCACGATTGCACAACTCCGACCGGGAGAAGTTTACAAGCTGCAGTGCTATGCCGTGAACAACAACAATTTGCAGGGCATCGTTCAGTCAACCTTTGATTCGACGGCCATCGGGGGCGCTGCGGGATCAACAACATTTACGACGGCAGGACAAACCAATGTACCGGCGACCGTTGCCTCTATTGCAGCGACTCAGGGATCGGGCAAGATCGTCAACGTGGCATGGTCTGCTGTTGCGGGTGCGAATGTCGCGCAATACGTGGTCGAGCGTCAGGTGAACGGCGGCGCTTTCGCACAGGTATACAGCGGGCGCGCGACGGCCTATGTCGACACCAACGTCATTTATAGTTCGAACACGTACGTCTATCGCGTGCGTGCGCAGGATACCTATGGCAACTTCAGTGCAGCCTATGCGACGACATCGCCTGCGCTCACACTCACGAGCACGATATTTGGGGGCGCGACGAACAATGACATTGCCGCGACCACTGTCGCAACTGCAAATCGCACGAATACTTCAACAGCCTCAACGACCTATTCCGTGCCGGATTTGTCTTCTGGGTTCCCTTATACATCAACGTCAGTTACGCACAGCCTTGGGCGCAAGCCGATTCTCGGCGCGGTAACTTCAGGCTCCGGCAACGCGATCGTTTGGGCGACATCTGCCAGCACATCAACCATTGGCTTAGGCCTGACCAGTCTTGTGAACGAACCTATGATTAGCGGCATTTTCAACACGGAGAATGCGAACGTTCCTGCGTCGCCAGGCACTCATCAGCACCAAATAAAATTTACTTCCGCCAGTGGTACGGCAAGCGTGGATTATTGGTAATGGCTGTTCATCGACTCATTATTGATGCCGCAGGTGTTCACAAGGATGGGCTCCGGACGGACGACATCGAGATTGCCGAACGCTGGACGCAGGAGGCGGCGCAAAACTCCAAAGCGCGGGGCCATATCGTTGATCCGGTTGCGCTGCACTTTGAACCAATGCATGGCGATGTTCATGGCAATGACATCATCCATAGCCTCCATCGACTGCACGCCGAAGTTATACGCAATTCAAATGGCGAGATTGACGTGCGGGCGCTATACCACTATCCAGAGCGAGAGCATGATGATGCGAGCGGGCCACACCCAAGCAATCGTCTTCTGACAAAAAAACAATGGGTGAAGATCCCCCAAGTCGCGGCACGTAAGATCAAATTGCTGAGGTAATCATGACATTCGCTACGATATCATTCAACCTGGTTAATGCAGTCACGGCTTATGCGGGTTCGGCCGCCGCCGGATATCCGGCAACCAATGCACTTACGACCCAAACGAAAAAGTCGTGGCGTAGCACGGGAACTGCGAATGACTATATCGAACTGGATTTCGGATCAAACATTCAGGCGGCCGGTTATATGTGCTGCCTCAACGCGCACAACATCCCGCTCGCAAATATAAGTGTGCTGGCAGGGCCTTCAACTCCGCCGACCTTCTCGATACCTGCGCCCACTGGTGGAGGTGATAATGTCGGAAGATTCAAGGCGAGTTTGATATTTCCAGCGGGAACCGCATTTCGCTATTTGCGTATTGCTATTGCCGCGGGAAGTACGCTTAACGGGCTACCGTATTGGGAAATAGGCTCTGTTCTTCTGTTCGCAACTGTGTGGAACTTGGCCAAAGATCCTCTCTATGGAAATTCAGGAATCGATTCTGTATTTCCGCAATCGCGCATCGATCTCGATAATGGCGTCGTCGTACGCGACGACACCGGCCCTCCCTTTTCCCTGATCTCGTTGGATTTTTCAGCCGGTTCCGATATCCCAATTGAGGTCTATCCATCGATTGCGCGTTCCGGTCTTTCTTGGCTGGACCTCAACGATGCGAAGAACCCAGGGCGACAATGGCCAGTCCGTTATCATGAGCCGAAGTTGACGCGAAAACTTCAGGCCTACAACAGAGAAACGGAAACGATGGTCTTCAAAGAAGAGGTGTAAACCGCGCAGGACGACGGTAGTAACCGGTTGGCGTATCTAGTGCCCTCGGCGGCACTAGCCGCGAACCGGGGAGTGCCGCCATGCGGTTGATGCAACTTCTTATACTCTTGGCCTGTGTTCTGCTGCTCGGCGGCTGTGCCTCGCAGGCCGAGCGGCCCGATGCCAACTATACCGCGTACCTGCAACTGGTCGAAAAGCAGCAGGCCGAATCAGAGTTGCAGCGTCAAGCGTTTGCGACGATGGCGCAGCGCTGCACTTCGGATGCATGTGTTTCCCAAGTGGCCGCGATTGCCGCGCTGGCCGGCGCCAGCGGGCGAGGGCAAGCGCCGATTCAGCAATACGTCCCACGTGAAAGCACGGCGGCCAAGTTCGGGCTCGCCTTGGTTTCGCAGATCGCCCCTATCGCATCCGCGGCCGTCAGTTGGCACGCGACGAGCACGAGCCGCGACATATCCATGAAGCAATTCGACTTTCTGGGCGGCGCAGTACACGATCTCACCGCCGGCGCCACGGCACTCGGCACCGTGGCGGGCAGTATGACGCCGTCGATCAACGTCGGCAGAGACTATATTTCAGGCAGCGTGAGCATCGACGACGGCACGCATGTCGGTCGCGACCTTATTTCCGGAACACAGGACAACGGGCTGCATGTCGGCGGCGATTGGGTGGGCCACGACAAGATCGTGAATACGGGCGTATTCAACACCGGCACGATTGATCGATACCAGTCCGCCGGCCCGTACGACGATCACACTACGACGACGACGCTACCACCCACGCCGCCGACCGGGCCGACCACGCCGCCATCAACTGACCTCGTTCACTTTGGCCCGTCGCCATAGGGAGGTCAGCATGTTCGGTACCGTCGTACTGGCGTCGGTTGTTTGCATCATTGCTGGTGCCGCGATCTATGCGCTCATCTTTGCCGCCGATGAAATTCTGAAAACCTACCCCCTAGGCACTGCCGACTCGCCATCAGATGAGTCGGACGCATTCGGTGCCAAGTCATCGCCTGAAGGCGAGGGCGAAGCCGGCAACGCAGCGGAAGGCGTCGTGCCATGACTGCGGATTATTTCCTGACGGTCGGCATCGTACTTTGGGCGGCGGCCGTCGTGACCGGATGGCTGGGCTCGCGCGGCGCGCGGCAGCGGCATCGCCATCGTCACCGCAGCCATGCGGCGACGCGCATTCAACTCTTCATCAACCCTGTGGAGTAAGACCATGTACAAGACCGGCCAGATCGTTCTCGTCACTGCCCTCGCCATCGCCGCCAGCGGCGCGCCCGGCTTCACGGACGGCGCCATCACCATCGCCGCCGACAATGGCGCCACCGTCGAACCCGTCGATGCCACGAGTGCGCGCGTCACGCTCGCCGCCGGTACGACGAAGATCACGGCGTCGGCCACCGCCGACGGCAATTCGATCAGTGGTTCGGCCTCCGCCGACGCCGGCGACGCCGCGACCGCGATCACGCTGACCGTCACTGCGGCCTAGCGTGATGCGGATTCCGCTGACCTACGATCAGCAGATACGGCTTGCGGGCAATTCGTACCTGCCGGATTGGGACTGGCTGCGCCTCAAGGCGCAGCTATTCCAAGAGAGTCAGCTCGACCCGAAAGCAGTCAGCCCGGTCGGCGCGAAGGGCATTGCCCAGTTCATGCCGGCGACGTGGGTCGATGTTTGCAATCGCATGGGATTCCCGCAATCAGCATCGCCATTTGATCCGGCGTTCGCCATTCCCGGCGCTGCTTGGTACATGGATACGCTGCGCAAGCAGTGGACCGCACCACGACCCGATCTCGAGCGCTGGCGCCTGACGTTGGCCACCTACAACACTGGCATGGGCAACATGCTCAAGGCGCAGAAAGCGGCCGACGGCGCGAATGACTTCGAAACGATCATGGCCTATCTGCCGGCGGTGACCGGGCCTGCAGGTTCGCTTGAGACTCGCACGTATGTCTCGCGCATCGAGAGTTACTACAGGCAGTTGCGTGCAGCCGAAGACAATACATGAGCCCTTATGACGAGCGCCACCGCAATGCTTGAAGAAATCCCCGGCGGCCCCACCGCCCCGACAACTTGGCTCGGCGTGGCGTTCGGGGCGGTGGCCGCCGCAGGCGGCGCTATTTTGTGGCTGCGGAAATTCCTATCGGGTGACGCGGTCGATCGTGCCGCGAACGAGGCGCAGACCCAGATCATCGAAATGCAGCGCGCGCAGATCGAAAAGGAAAGCGCTCGAGCAGACAAAGCCGAGGCGGCGCTTGCGAGTGCGCTGGAGCAAATGAGCGGCCTGCGCAAGCAGATTTATGCTTTGCAAGAACAAGTTAGCAAGTTGCAGTTGCAAGTCGATCAGATCGGCGGCCCGCACACATGACGGCGCGAGAGTGGTATCGCATCCATGAAGGATGGATCGCGACGCTGCTTCTCTGCGGATGCATATTCGTGCTCGGGGCCCTATTCGGCGATATTGCGGCGAGTGTGCGCGACAGCCTACATATTGCAGCTCTCGAGCATGCGCACGGCGAGACAATCAAGGCAAAGGATGATTTGATCGGCAAGCTCGGCGGCGCAACTGCAGCGGCGAGCGCAGCCGCAGCGCAGGCGACCGATCAGGCGACGCAGGCGGTCGATGAAGCGAAAACCGCCGCAGCAAAGTCTGCCCAGGCAGCACAGACCGCGCAGGCGGCCGCCGTACATGCGAAGGCCGCGACGGCCGACGCAAAGGCATTGAAATCCACCGTGGCCGGTGCGATGCGCGCGGCGACGCAGGAACGCAAGCCATGATTCAGTTTTCCCGCCGAGGTTCGCCTGGGATAAGCCGTATAAGAGCTGCGCGCTGCCGTACGGCCGGCGGGAAATTTCTCTGCGCCGCAAGTATGTTGCTGATGGCGCTCGCTTGTCTGGCATCGTGCGCGGGGGTGCCTCATTGCGGAGCGATCTGTTTTGAGGGATGCCCGCCCATGACAGCATGGGACGGCGACCCCGATACGCTCAAGCAAACTCTCATCGGTTGGGGCGACCAATACCAGCAATGTGAAGCCCGTCGGCGTACATGCGCACTCTGTCTTGAGCGGCCAGCGGCGAGGCACCGATGAATCTATTCTCTGCAGCGTTCGACAAGCTTGCCGGAGCCAGCGGCGCAACATGGCTCGCGGCACTCCCGTGGGCGCTCGCCCTTTGGGGGGCGTCGCTCGGCGTAGCCAGCGCGTGGGGCTGGCATGAGGGCAGCGTGCGCACAGAATCGAAATGGGAGGCACGCAAGGCCGAGGCGGAGGGCGCGGCCGCCCAAATCTTCGCCAATCAAATCAAGCAAGCCGCGTCGACGAGCCTGGCCATCATCACCAAGTCGCAGGAATTCGTTTCTCAACTCAAAATATCCACGATGCAGCAAAAGGTAATTGTGGAAAAGGTATCATCCGATGCGCATGCCGATTCAAAACTTGTTGCTTGCATCGTGCCTGATTCTGTGCGCGAGCTGCGCCGCAGACAGGTGGAAGAGTCCACCTCCATCTCCGCCCAAGATCGTCCAATGTGATGTGGAGGTCATGCGGCCTTGCGATCCACTTGTCGCCGATGCCGGCGACAGCGCCGCGGATGCCCTGACCGCTGACGCGGAAAACAATGGCCGAACGATTGCATGCCAGATTGCTCAACGCGCGCTCGCCGCTTGCTTGTGTGAGCTTGAACGCAAAGGTGTACTTGAACCGGTGCCTGGGCAGCAATCGGTGTGCCGCAAATAGGATCGCCTCGCGGCGATACTCCGCTACTTCTTTTTTGACGGGGTAGGGGGATTCCGCGGCGGCGGAGTCTTTGACGGCGGCCGACCGGGTGGCCGCTTGATCTGTTCGATTTGCTCGGCTAGGCGCTTGGCGTGGCCGAGTATTCGGCCTAGGCGATTCATAGATCGCTCTTCGCTTTTTGGCTCATCTCTACGGCTTGTCGTTTCGCAGCCGTGATGGATACGAGATGTATCCCCATTTCGTTGATCGAGCCGTCGAATTTCTCAATGCTCAGCAGCAAATCGCCGCGATGCCATTGCGCATTAAAGTTTTCATACTTGACGCCCATACGCGACTCGACTTGTCCGTGGCCGATATCAGTGGGCTTGCCGAATTTTTCGCTGAGCCCAACCATGACCGCATCATATTTTTCAGGCGAAAGTTTTGCCACGTCGATCGCTACGACTGTGTCCGCGCGAAGGGTATAAGAAATTCTGGCCGTGTCGCCGGCGTACGAATCACTGCCTGCCTTTCGATAGCAGATCCTCGCATCCTTGCCCATATTGTTAGCGGCGAAGCAATCCAGGTCAGCCGGAAAAGCGCTCTTCAACTCGCCATATGTGGTGCCGATTTTAATCCCTTTGATATTCAAGTCTTCCGCGGCGAGAATTCTTTGCGGGAGCGTAAGAAAAAGAACGAAGATAAATATACTTTTCCACATTGCGCTACTCGCCCGTCAGGAATGAAATTGCTCCGGCGCGCTTCGCATCCGACATCTTTCGAAGGGCAGCAAGCACGCGCCTCTCATCGTCATCGATGAGATGGTGGGGTGCTCCGGTGTCGGCGATCGATTTGCCATTGGCGCCGCAGATTAGATAGTCCAGGCTGACACGCAAACGGCTCCGGAGTTCCGGAAGCAGGTCAAACTTAGGTTGATCTATTCCGCTTTCCCAGCGCGAAACCGCTCCCTTACTCACCCCTAACGCGTCCCCGAGACGTTGCTGCGTCATGCCTATCGCCTGCCGGGCAACGCGGAGTCGCGAGCCGAAGGTGTCCATGCGCGCAGAGTAACGCATTACGAAACCCCAAAGTTTCGTAGTACTTGACTTTTGAGTTTCGTTTTCCGAAACTATGCTCATGTCAAAGCACAAGCCCAACCCCATACGGCTCGCGCGGCAGCGAACCAATCGGACCCAGCAAGACTTGGGTAATGCGATCGGCGTCACAAAAGCAACAATTTCGCGCTGGGAAACCAATACGGACCTCCCAGACCCCGCGAACGCTAAGCGTCTGATTGAGCAATTGCCGGGGCTCACCTTCGATCAGATCTATGCGAGGGCCGCCTAAATGCGCCTGATCGCCTATATCCGCGTCTCGACCGAAGAGCAGGCAGGGCAGGGGCATTCGATCGAACATCAGCAGACCCGTGTGCGTGACTACTGCGCGTTGTACGGGCATGAACTCGTCGACGTGATTGTCGACGAGGGCGTCTCCGCTTCGCTTCCCCTGGCGAAGCGGCAGGGTGGCGCAGCGCTTCAGCAAGCGCTGCGTCTTGGCAGGGCGTCGGGCGTCGTTGTGGTACGGCTTGACCGGCTGTTCCGCAACGCGCTCGACGGCCTGCGCTTTTTCGAAGAAGAACTCGTTGCCTGTGACGCCTGCGTGCACAGCGTGACCGAGGTGCTGGATACCTCCACGCCGTCCGGCTGGTTGGGGCTCATCATGCAATTGGCCACTGCCGACTATGCACGCCGGCTTGATGTACAGCGCGGCCGCGAAACCAATCGCGCATTGCGTGAGCAGGGCAGGGTATTCGGCGTGGTGCCATTCGGCTGCATCGCCGAGGGCGGTGAGGCATATATCGATCGTGTTGACGGTCGTGACCGCATGCGCGGTGCCTACCTGTTCCGTGACCCGAACAGTTGGGGAATGCGCGAGTGGATCGTGCGGCAGCGCGAAAGTGGCATCTCCTATTCGCGCATCCGCGAGAACTTGCGTCTGAACGGCACGCCGAGCCCGACGGGCGAACGGTACTGGTCGAAATCCACGCTGAAAAACATCTGCGAAACCCATGACAGCCTTGCCCATTTGCCGATGGCAGAGAAGGGTAGTGCTGCAATTTCCACTTTTCCAGAAATTCAGGTTTCAGCCAATGCGAAACATTGAAGAGCAAGACGAGTTGACTCGCAGTGAAGCGGCCTACGTGTTGGCACAGAACGGGCTGCATCTTGACGAACAAAACTTTGTGAATGGCAAGTTCGGCTTTAGCGCGTGGACGGGCTTGGGTTCGTGGAAAGACCGCGTGGCGAACTGCCTGACGATGTACGAGAAGTTTCTCGATGCGAAGGGGAAAGCGGCATGAGTCAGTACACCGACAAGCAAATGCAGATCGCGAAATCGCCGCGCGCCGAATTGCGTTGCGCGCAGGCCGAATTCCGTGCAACGAAGCATTCACGGCTCGATCAGTTCGAGCAAAAAACAGATCGCGCAGAACTGATGCTGCGGCGGCTCGCTCCAGTTCTGCGCGAATTGGTGGCCGTGGTTGTGTATGGGCTAATTGGTACCGCCATCGGTGTCATCTATGCCCTTTGGCTCAAGGGATATTGATCATGAGCAACGTTCGCTCAATCCCCACACCGGCAAAGAATTCCGCAACGCGCGAAGCCGTGGCATTGCTGGAAACCAAGCTCGCGCTGCTTACGCTTCTTCCGATCGCGAGCGCTTGGAAGAACTTCGCGGATATGACGATAGAGCAGCGCCTTTCTGATTACACGTTTCGATTGGGCTATCTCACGCACGGTCTCGAAGAAATGAGTCGACGCTTGCAGATTTATGAAAAGGCCACGTCCCCGCCGCCGACTACTCCGGCCGCCACAGTTAAGGAGCCAGATCGTGCGTGAATCGCGTCCGAACGTTTTGCTCCATCACATCATCATGGCGGTGAAGAACTCCGCGCTGACATTTCGCAGTTATGCGACACATGTGCGTGATGAATACGATGCGCGGACGCCGGTGGCGACGCGTGGCATTCACTTCCGCACGACGCGCGATCCGTACAGCGACGAGAAGTTGAACGCGCAGACATTGCAGCGTTTGCTGGATGATCCGGCGAAGCTGCCTTGCGAGATCGAGGAAGCGCTCGTGCTCGCATTGCCAGAGCCATTTCAAAGCGAATGCCGGCGGGAGCTGGCCGCGCGAATGGGCGAACTCGCCGCGCCAATGCCGCGCGAAGGGCATGGTGCGGCCGTCGCCGACGCCGCGGCGCTGATGCGCGAGACCGGCGAGGCCCTGGCTTTGCTTGCACCCGCTTTCGATGGAAATTCGATTCTGCCGCATCAGCGTGCCTCAGCGAAGCGCGCACTCGGCGAACTCGACGACGTGCTGAGCACGACCGTCGCGATCAAAACCCGTCTGACCGAGGCACTCGGCGACGGTTCTCCCGTTGTCTCACTCACTCCAAAGGCAGGCTGATATGAAAGTCGAACTTGGGCAACATATGAAAAATCTCTCCTTCACGAAATTCTTTCTCATCGCCGTATTCGGTGGCGTGCTGACGCTGTTCGGCGCCGCTCTGGGATTGAGCCGCATTGCCCACGCCGAAGCGAAGCAGTTCGCGGAGTTGCAGGCGGCGCAACAGCATCAAATCGCGCAGGCAGTGACATTGCCGCCACAGCTATCGGTCAACTGTCATCTTCAGCGAGATGCTGTGTTTGCGCAGGGTCGATGCGCCACGTCGTACACATTGGCTGCGCGCTCTATCGTGATCATCATCGCGAGTTTCGATTCTGATTCGCCGCTAGTCCCCGTTCCGTTGACGACGCTCGGCAACCCTATGACGACCGTCGAGACAGGAAATCCGTATGTGACGGGCACGGTGACGTGGTCGGATATTTGGATCACCACGCCTGAATCCATCTACACGATCGTGACACTCACCAATTTGAGCGAAGTCGAGCAAGTGGGTACTGCATCCGTGCGTGCGTTGATGGTACTCCCACAAACGACAACGCCTGCGGCGACAACCGCAGGCGTCAAATAGCCGAAAACCCGTGAGGAAAACGACTATGTTCATAAGTATACAGGACGTTGGGGCCGCGGCAAGTGGCCCCAAGGGGGCGCGATGACCGATACGATCACGCAGCAGCAGTCCGACGAACTGCAGGCGCTCGCGAGCCAGATTTGTGTCTCATGCGAGGCGAATGCCATCGCGTTCAACGCGATGATGAGCGCGCGTGCGGCGTTCGAATTGTCAACCGCAGATTTCGATAATCTGTGCCAACAACTCTACGCAATGCTGACCGCGTATGGCGTCACGCCGAGCACGTTTGCGCTGGGTAACTATTCTTTCGCACCGAACGATGCATCCAAACGATTCATAGTAACCCCATCGCCTTCGCTCGCCTCGACATTGCCGCCGGTGGCGCCATGAACACCGCTCAGGTGTTCGATCTCGGCGGCCGGAAAATACGCCTTGTGCCTCTTGACGCCGCTGTGGCGGATTGGCTCGGGCACATTCGTTTGCGCGGCGCATCGCGCAATACGGTTAGGGCGTATGCCGTCGATCTGCAGAGCGCGATTGACTATTTCACCGAAGAGCGCATCAGTGTCGTTGCCCTCATCGGTGAAAGTGCAGTCGAGCGTTGGCTCGCCAGGCTATCGAGGGAAGGGCTTTCCCCACGTTCTCAAGCGCGCAAGCTCTGCGCATTGAAAGGCTTCCTCAAGCACGCAGTGCGTGAGCACTGGATGGAGCATGACCCGGCGCGCGATATTCAAGTGCGCTTCCGTCCGCGGCAAGTGATCGCCCCAGAAATGGATGCGTTGATGCGCATGCTCGATGCGATTCCGCGCGGAAGTGGTTCGACGCGGATCGATACACGCGACTACACACTGTTGCGGCTGGTACTCGATACGGGCATTCGGGTGCATGAAGTGCTTGGGCTCGATATTCCGGGTGCGTCTCGCTATACCGTAGACCTCAAACGGCTTGAGGTGCGAGTGCTCGGCAAAGGTGAGCAGGAAGGTACTGTGCCATTCAACGATGCCACCGGCCGCGCCCTCGAGCGATGGCTGCAAGTCCGGCATGCGGAGCCGGGCTGCACCGCATTGTTCGTGAGCAATCGCGGTCAGCGCATGACGCGACAAGCCGTGCATTGCGTTATCCGGCAACGCGGTGCCCGGGTGGGATTACCGCGCATGCATCTGCACCTACTACGCCACCGGCGTATAGGCGACATCACCGAACGGCTCGGGCTCAAGGTCGCGCAAGGCATCGCGCGCCATGCCAGCCCAGCTACCACTGCCGCCGTGTACGGCGCGCACGCCCTCAACGTGGTGCATCGCGCAGTCCGCGAACGCGCCGACCTCGACCAAATCGGAGCCATGACATGAAACAGATGACCAAGAAACAACGTGCCGAACGTCAAGCCAGAGCCCTCAAGAAAGCCCGCGCAAAACGCGCTTATCTTTCGATCAGCAAAGGCACCGCGCGACGCATCAAGAAGACAATCCACGATTCATTGCAGCGCTCAATTGAGGGACCGGATATTGCGCCGGAAGCGATCGGTGCTGAACTCGATCGGATGGCGCAGAAGGCTCACGAAATCATCACTGGCTTCAAGAAGGATCTGCCCGCCCAGCCATGTGCGCAGGATTTTCTCGAGCAAGCCGCCTACGGCATCGTCGCTCAAGGCCGCGTGCGTGACCAGCCCGGCGGTGAGCGCAGCATGGCGCGAACTGTCGAAGCGTTCAACGTGCTGACGGGCAATCTCATCAGCGAGCGCGATGGCTGGCTGTTCATGGCCGTGCTCAATGCTGCGCGCGCAACGGCCGGCGCCCATTCTCCAGGCGACTATCAGAAGGGCTCCGCTTATTTCGCGCTGGCTGGCGAATGCGCGGCGCGCAAGGAGGCATCTAAGAAGGGAGGCTTCAATGAAGATTGAACTCGATGGCGGCGCGCTGCATGACACGCTGCGTGCCGCGATTTATAAGCCTCGCTCTACGCTCCCCATCCTCAGCTTCGCGCTGCTTGATGCGGCTGGCGAACGTGTGCGCATCACAACAACTGACACAGAAGCGTACTTCATCGCCGATTTGCCTGCGAAGGTGCCGGCAAACGGACGCATCTGCGTCAACATCGAACTGCTTCGCGCCGCGGCACGCGAGGGCAGATTGGCACTACTGCACAACGATGACAGCGGCATCATGCAGGCGGCGCCGAAGGGCGGATCGAAGTTGCGGCTACCCGTACTCGATGCCGATGATTTCCCCGAGCCGGATCACGGTAATTGGAAGCCGCTCGACGTCGATGGCGCTGAACTCGCCACCGCGCTGCGGTTGGTCGGCTACGCCGCAGGACACAACAACGCCTACGCCTTTGCGAACTTGGTCGCTCTTGTTCCCGGCGCCGTGGCGGCGACGGACACCCATCGAGCAGCGAAGTACACGATCGCCTACAACGGCCCACAGATTGCTATACCGGAGGGCCAGATAGATTCCGTGCTCGCCCAACTCGGGCCGGATGCAAAGCTTTCGTACACGTCGAATGCGGCAGGGCAGGCCACAATGCTGCGGGTCGAGAATGGCGAGCGGACATTGATTGTGCGGCTGATCGCCGCAGAACTGCCGCAATACGAAAATGTGTTCACCGGCATCGATCAACGTGATCGACGTGCGTTGTTTGATCGAGTCAAACTACTGCAAGCGGTGAAGCAATTCATGCCCTTCACTGCCGTGGAAGGCATACCAAAGGCATCATTCAAGGGCGCCTATTTGGACGTCCAAGCGGGCGGGGCGAAACTCGAAATTTTCGAGAATGAAGAAAATTGCTCGTGGGCGCTGAGCAAGCACGACGGCGATATTCGGTTCTCTCTCTCGATGCATTACCTCGCTGATGTGCTTTCCGTCATCGACACGGAAAGGGTGTGGATCGGCCATGTAAAGATTGCCGACCAATTCGATCGGCTAACCATTGAACCGGATATTCCGGGCGCCGAAGTTTTGCCGCACGCTCACATCATCGTTGGGATGACGCTATGACAATTTCCACAGGCGTGACCTCGCTGACCCCGCAATGCGCAGACGCGCTTACCGAACTCAAGAAGGGGCCGCGCACCACACTGCAGCTAATGCGATCTACCGGATCGCTCCGTCCCGCGACGCTCGTTCATGTGCTGCGCATCGCTGGCTATCGCATCCTTACCGAGATCGTCAAGAAGCCAACCCGACACAAGCGGGATGCGCATGTCGCATTGTATACATTGCAAAAGCCGCGACGGAATATACGCTCCGCGAAGCCAAGGAGGGTTGCGCAATGACTCAGGTCTATTTCACTCCGCATGAAATTGAAATGGCGGCGTTCTATGCCGAGCGCGGCAAGCCATTCAATCCGATGGCGCTGGTGGCCAGCATAGATCAAACAAGGGCGCAGCATCAAATTGAACTCTTAGATGCTAATTTCGAGATAGATAGGCTGCAGGACGCTGTTGAAGAGGTGCAATCCGAATGGCTTCTTACCAAGAGAGAAATCTTGGCCGACGCGAAAGCAAAAATCAGGGAGCTTGAAACAGTAATTCACGAACTCCAGGAAGGCTGAGCGCAATGATTCGTACTTGCCCCCGCTGTAGCTTCCCCACAAGCGCGAGCGAATGCTGCGGCATCATTCTTTCTCAACGCGTGCGCTGGCGCATGACTAAGCTCCTGATCCGTCGTGTGCATGCCATCGTCGCGAAGAAGGGTCTTGACGAAGAGATCTATCGCTTGCGACTCGGCGCCGTCGGCGTCGAGTCCAGCAAAGATTTCACTCGCGAGCAGTATCACGCTTTCATGCGCGCTCTGGCCATGCTGCCTGATGCACCGCGTCGCGCGCCGATTCCCGCGAGGGAGGCGGCGTGAGCGCCATTGTCCTTCCTGAGTTTCTGCTCGAGCCACTTCGCCGGGAAGTGCTCGACACGATCAACCATCGAGCGCCAGATCGAATTATCGGAAGCGCCGGCGATCCTTACATGTATCGCTGGCACCTGATTGAACGGAATCGCGACGGCAACGCATATGCGCATCGGTTTTTTCGATCTGACGACGATCGCGCGCATCACGATCATCCATGGGAGAGTTGCTCGATCGTCTTGGCCGGCCGCTATATCGAGCATTCGATCGCTGCCGGCGGCATTCACCGCCGCGTAATGCGCATCGCCGGCGATGTGATCTACCGCGGGGCGCACGAGGCGCATCGGATCGAAATTATCGCCGGTGAACTGGCCCCCGTGACTCTATTTCTCACCGGTGCTGTTATTCGCGAGTGGGGCTTCCATTGTCCTGATCGCGGCTGGGTGCACTGGCGGGAATTCACGAACCCTGCCGATGGCGGCGCTACGATTGGGAGAGGCTGCGATGCCGCGTAAATCTAAGATGGTAGCCAGCAATCCGGGCTATGACGCGCTCTGGCTTTGGTTCGGCCTCTCCTATGCTTCTTGGCTCACATTACCGCGCGCGCTGATGCATGCGATGCCGGACAAATGGCAGGCCGACATGGCGAGGCTGCTTACCGAATTCTACGAGGAATTCGACCCGGCTGACGACTTGGATTATTTCGTTCAAGCAAAGCGCAATGGCCGATACGTGCCGCTGCCAGACTGGACTTCGCGCGCTTTCTATCGGCACCCCGATCAGCGAGTCATTGACTCGCTTCGTCGCCGGCAAGGGGTGTGAGGGGTGAAATATCTCTCTGTCTGTTCTGGCATTGAAGCCGCAAGTGCGGCCTGGCATTCGCTCGGCTGGAATCCTTTTGCTTTTAGCGAAATCGAGCCATTCCCTTGCGCAGTGCTCGCCCATCGCTATCCGGACGTGTCCAACTTCGGCGATATGAATCGCTTCAAGGAATGGCCTAATGCAACTCTCGATCTTCTCGTCGGCGGAACCCCATGCCAATCGTTTTCTATTGCTGGAATGCGAAAGGGCTTGGACGATCCGCGTGGCAACCTCATGCTCACCTACCTTGCAATTGCTCAGCGATATCGCCCCCGCTGGCTGGTATGGGAGAACGTCCCCGGCGTTCTGTCGTCAAACGGAGGGCGCGATTTTGGAACCCTACTCGGGGGCATGGCCGAACTCGGGTATGGGTTCGCCTACCGCGTTCTTGACGCTCAGTACGTGCGAGTGGACAGCCATGCCAGAGCAGTTCCCCAGCGACGCCGGCGTGTGTTCGTTGTCGGACATTTTGGAGACTGGCGACGTGCCGCAGCGGTACTTTTTGAGCGCGAAAGCCTGTCAGGGAATCCTGCGCCGAGCCGCGAAGCGAGGCAAGACATTGCCGGCACCCTTACATGCAGCACTTTTACAGGTAGCGCGGGCGGGGGAGACGGAAAAGATGGCGGCCTAATTCCATCAGTCAGTCGAGCGCTAACAACTTCGAACCAGCGCCTCGATGCTGAACTGGAAACACTCCTCGTCGCACATGCGTTGCCTGCAGAAGCATTTGACGCCAGCGAGGATGGAACCGGCCGCGGGACGCCGATTATTCCAGTGCACGCGATACAGGCCGGCGCTCTCCGCGAGAATACTCTCAGCGGCCCAAATGGTGTTGGCGTGCAAGAGGGTATTGCATATACGCTGGAAGCGCGCGCCGAAGTACAGGCGGTGGCCTTCGATTGTAAGGCATCCGGCCAATATGGCTTCGGAGTTGGTGAGGTCGCACCGACCTTACGCACTATGGGCCATGTAAATACAAGGCAAACCGGGGGCGGCCAGATCGCGGTAGCGTTCTCAGAAAATATCCGCGGTGAATTTGTAGAGAGTGAGATTTCGCGCGCATTGCAAACGAGCGGTGGTAAGCCCGGCCAAGGCTATGTCGGCGTTCGCAGCGGCATGCAAGTTCGTCGTCTCACGCCGCGCGAATGCGAACGGCTGCAGGGCTATGCTGACGACTACACGCTAATCCCAATCGGAAAACCTGGGAAATTTGCCGCCGATGGAGTGCGCTATCGAGCGCTCGGCAATTCGATGGCCGTCAATGTCATGCGCTGGATCGGTCAGCGAATTTCCATGGTTGATTCAATTTCGTGCAAGGCATTGGAGCTGGCATGATGCGCTCGAGGATGACATCCAGCCGCTTTCCTCAGTTGTTCAAGATCGACGCCGCAATAGATAGCTGTCGTCGACAGGTCAGAATGGCCGAGCATTTCGCGGATAGCGGTAATCGGGCAGCCGCCATTCAACAGCGCGGTCGCGAAGCTGGCACGCAGCATATGAGGATAAAGTCCGGTCCATGGCC